ATTGTTGTTTATAAAGTAGTTGTACTGTCTACGTACTTTTTGCAGGTCATCTTTGGTTTGTATTTTCTTGATTAGGTACTCACGATTGTAATACCAACCATCGCCTGTGGTCTTTGCAAACATCAACCAGTAGTTCAGACGCATGGGATGCTCCTCGAATTGAAGCACCTCACGTGCGTACTTCGGTAGCCAGTTCACTCTCACGCGCCACCTATGATCAATGTCGGGCCTGTCAGAGAAAAATCTGTCTATCTCCGCCATCTTATTCTGCATGTACTCTTCGTCTTCTAGCGGCAGCATCGGCGTCATTGTCATACCCCACTCAAAGAACTTTTTGATAGCGTCCTTGTACTTATCTTTCTCAGACTTGTTTACACGTGGTGCGACAGGCACAGACCTACCGGACTTGCCATCGTGTCTCCACGACCCATCCTCGTTCTGTATAAACACCAAAGCACTGTTGTCGTCGTGCTTCTGCTTCCACTTATCCCACCTATGCTTACCCTTGTTCGCATACTCATGCGGTAGTGCCTTCTTGTTCTTGGCGAGATAATGTTTTGTTCCTTTGCACAGTATGTACTGCTTACCGTTGTTGATAACCAAACTTAGACCGAACGGTAAGTTGCGGTGTAAGAAACTATACCTGCTGTTAAAGACTCCGAATGATGGGCCTGTACCATTCATCACACGCAAAGATGTTGTACCGTCTCTGTGTTTACGCCACACGAGCGGCGCATAGTAACACATGTCACCCGTTGCACCGCCACCAACAGGCCAAAATAGCGGATCGCCACGATGGTAGCCATCGCTCAGTGCGTAGCAGTTTCGGCTTACCTTGACGATACGCTCCCATTTACGCGCACGATCACCGATAGGGCGTACGTCATGTGAACGTGGGTGCTTGCACGAAACAAGTACCTTCGTATCTTCGTAGTGTTTCACTACACCCTCAAAGTTTCTTATTTTAGTATAGTAAAGTGCCATTAGCTATTCTCCATTGGTCTGGCCCTCGGCCTTATGTAAGTTGAAACGGTATCTGTAACGTAACAAAACATCATTATGTCATTACTATACAGACCCGTCAGGTGGTCATAGATGGGGTCAGCTAGACCCCGATCCATTGCTTGTTGGCAGTGATCCTCGGTCGCATAAACGATACTTGCCATCGGCGCTGCACCGTATTCTGGAACCTCGTAATCAATGAACAAGATTGTGAAGAACTCAATCATATGTCCCTCGACGTGATGTTCACTTTGCTGCCGACACTTGGGTTGGCGTTGTCATTGTCCATGATGCACCAGAGGACAGGCATCGACCACTGACCCCAACCACCGAACAGGTAGCCATCTGTCAGGACGATAGCCGCTTGCGCGTTGATGTTGTTGTCACGAATGTAGTCGGTGACGCATGTCACGTCAGTGCCACCACCCCCTGCTGGTTTGGTAGACTTGACCAGATCATCGAGCTGGCGAGAGTTATACTTCTCGTCACGACAAATTTGTGTGTCCCAGTAAAGTACACGTACACCGTCAGGACGTACCGTATCACAGATCTCTTTGATCTCAGACAAGAACGCAGTGAGTTCACGCTGCCCGATAGAACCAGACGTGTCGATAGCCAGCACAAGTTCACCAACAGTTTCGGCGATGCCGCTTGGCATGACAATACCCATGCCGATGTATCTGCGGTTTGGTTTGCGATATGTGCTGTAGTCTGACCCTGCACAAGTATTGCACACAAACTCACGCAGTACCTCGCGCCAATCTACCTGCGGTTTCAACAGTTCTTCAAGGTCACGATCACCACCGCTGCCCGTCTTACTTGCCACCAACGCACCTTGGCGAATAGCCTCGTCAAGTTCACGTGCCAGTTCACGCCTCTCCTCGGCGTCCATTTCCTGCGCACCTTCCCAATCATGTTGATCGAAGGGAGCCTGTCCGTTTGGTAGTGTTTCACTACCACCGTCACCAGCACCACCGCTTTTACTGCGCCCGCCTCCGTCGTTCTGTTGTTCATCACACAGCAACTTGTATACCTGTGCGCTATCCATGCCACGATACTTCTCGTCGTAACATCCTTTCTCCAAGGCTCCTGTCATGGTGGCGAACTTGTCTGTGTTCTCGTCAGCAATCTTAATGTTGATCACGTAGTCGTTCGCACAGTTGGCGAGTTGTGGGTTCTCGTCATACAGGTGACGCCAGATGTGCAGGTGCTTGTAGAGTTTGTGATACACTTCGTGCAACACAAGGAAACGTAACTCTGCATCGTTCAGTAGCTTTACGAAGTTACGTCCATAGAACTCGTCACGTCCGTTAGTATACGCAGTTATACTTACACCGTCTGCGTAATCTTCCACGATCTCGCGCTTGCCGATCATCAGAACAGACGCCAAGTGTACGTACTTCGGGTTGCTCATTATGGCGACAACGGCTTTTGTCAGCCGTTGCTCCTCTGTTAAGTTTTGCATAAACATCAGTCATTCTCCAAGTGATGTGCTTCTACGATTGTGGCTTGCCGAATTACTTCGGCATTCCACATGGCTGCATCTTCCAATGCTTGTTCGCGGCTCTCGCACTGTGTCCAGAACTCAATGCCGTCCTCTTTCATCAGATACCAATCCATTACACTTTGTCCGCTGTATAAAGGTGGCTGTTCTGCATCGCCCATTCGGTGAACTTCTTGTTAGTCATCACCATAGACTGCTTGCTGTACTTCGGTGAGCGAACACCGTTAGCAAACAATGCTTGTGCCTCGGCGTCGAGACGTGGCAAGTAATCCATCCAAGAGTTGAGCCAGTCTTTGTCCAACGCAGACAAAGTTCTGTACACAACCATACAAACGGCTGCTGCTGAGGTAGGCACTTTCGCATCTTTCGGACTGTCCTTGATTGATTGCAGTGAAGGCAGTTGATCAGCCATCTTCACGAATGCCATCAGGTCCATCGCAGCACGATCACCGATTGTACCCATCAGGGCAGCGGTTAGCGTCTGGTCGTCAAGGCTCGCACGGGTGTGCAGTATGTCAGACGCCGCGTGTAAAGATCTTGGTGTAACAAACGCAGCGCGTGGCGCTTTCGGATGGAAGATGTAGGGGTTCTCCTCTGGATCTCTGACTTCCTCGAACGACTGCATCAGTTGCGGAGTGTCCTTCACCCAACCCAACAAAGTGTGGTCGATACCGTTGTTGATACCCCATTCGATCCAGTCCATGTGGTCGGTCTTACGAACTTGCACGACTGTGATGCGGTTACGTGCATGAGGTGGCAACAAGTCACCAACGCCCTCGCTACCTTTGTTTGTAGTAGCGAACACAATACTGTCGGGATGTAGTGAAACACTACCAATCTTACGTTCTAGCATCAGACGTAGCATACCGTTCTTGACTGCGGGATTAGCTTTGCCAAACTCGTCAATCATCAGGATAATCGGACCTTCGTGATGCGCACCCAACTCCTCGTTAGGCATCATGCGTACACAGTTATCTGTCTCCACAGTTTGCAACGATGGGATCATCATATCGCCAAGGTCTTTTGTGGTGCAGTCAAAATACACAGGGGTGTGTGTCGGCAACGCTTCTGCCAGCGTTGTCAGGGTTGACGATTTGCCATTACCCATGTCACCCTGCATCAGGACGGTGCGCTTGTGGCCCACCGCTTTGATAAGATCAACGCACTGGTCGAGTGACAGGGCGTACATTGCTTGTGCTTGATTAGTCATTTTGTGTTCTCCATTACACAGAAAGTTGTTTTGGTGTGTGCCATTACCCTAGATCTACAGGTCAAGAGATGGCAACGCTTTGATCGCAGCGTCCACCGCTGCTTTAGTTTCGGCGCGGAAGTAGTCATCCTCGCGCAGGGCATCGGGCGTAACACCCGACATGGCTTCATCCAAACGGTCTGCCATCGCAGCCATCTGAGTTGAATTGGTTACATTGAACACCCGCAGCAATTCGATCATCTCAGTGACATTTGTCACAAGTGTATCGCGGAATACTTTCTTGTCCTCTTTGCTGCTGTAGTCCAGACGCTCCGACATACGAGTGAGAGCATCGTGCAGACGTGTCCACACATCGTTCATCGCACGTTCGTATTGCGTGGCGTAGAACTCTTGGTACTTCTGCTGCACCTCGTTCAACGCCTCGTTGCCAATATCGACGCGGAAGTCACCTGCATCTGGCAGGGGCATGTAGTTTATGGTGAAAGAGAACTTACGGCGCAAGGTCTCGATTGTGGGATAGTCATCACGTGAAAACAAGTTGCCAAGCTTCATCTGCACGTCGATCACCTCGTCGTTGTAGCTGGCAAGGAAGTTCTCGACCAGACGATAGAACTCATTCTGCATCTGCGTTATGGTTTGATTGTATTTGAAATAGATTTTGGTTGGCAGCAGACGTAGGCCAGAGTTTGACCAAGGCATCGTCATCGCAGCGTGTATGCCGCGTGTCGCATTCACGTGTTGCTGTATCGCACGTAAGTTGTCACTGTCTGCGAGTAGCTTTTTGTTGACGTTGGCAACACCTGCATCTGCGTGGTTTTGCGCGACAACATCTTGTGATGCGCGCTTGTCGAGTTTGCGACCGATCCAGTTACGGATGTTTAGCTCGCCAAGCATCGAAGACGATGCGAGTGTCGGTGCGGTCTGTGGTAGTGTTTCACTACCGTTGAATTGATTCATAGCGTTCATTTTGCTCTCCATTAGTTAGCATATTTGTTTAGACCGAGTAGGTCTTCGCGGCGTGTGATAAGTGTCGCCGCTTGCTTGTGTGCGATAGGTGCAACGCACCATGACGCACGGTGTTGTTCGGCACGGATGTCTCCGCAGTCGAGACAGAAGTTGTAGCCGAGTTGTCTACGACGATAGTCAAACTTCTCGCCGCATAGGTGGCAGGTCACTTTCTTTCTAGCCATCATTCTGTTCTCCATCAGTTTCGGTAGTGTTTCACTACCGTTTGTTTTGTTGGCAGGATTGCCGATTAGGGGGCGACTGCCCCGATGTTGCGTTGTGCTGTTTACCACAACTTCTTATACTATATCACATATAGTGACAAATGTCAAGTTTTCGTGGTGTATGATGTCATATGGTGTTGTATGAGATAATGTTCCTAATGTTCGTTTAGTTTGGTAGTGTTTCACTACAAATACGTTGCCAGAGTAAAGTTCGTTAATGTTCGTTTAGTGGTGTCTGTAAGTTATTGAAAATAAAGCAATGTTCGAAAGTTCGTTTGTTCTTGGGTTATGAGGCGGGTTTTTGTGAGGATGTGGTGAAGCGAACAATCGCAAAAAGAAGGGGTCTCGTATATAGGGTATCTTTTTAAATTGCGAACATTAGGAACATTAGGAACATTACTTTAAAATCAATAACTTATTTTTATGCAAAAACGAACATTATGGAACTTCTTTGCGAACATTATAAAATCCGCAATGCTGCTTTGAGAACTGGTATCGAAAAGGTAGTGAAACACTACACCTTCCCACATGCAGTATAAAAGTGCAGGCGTAAAAATTTTCCGTGGGCCTACACACCACAACTTCTTTCTGTGCGTTTAGTCTGAGGCGCGAAGCTGCTTTGAGAACTGGTATCGAAAAGGTAGTGAAACACTACTTCTTTTGAGGCGCGCCGATTTGGACGCGAAGTGCGAAAGGCGCGAAGCTGCTTCGAGAACTGGCATCAATGGGGTAGTGAATAACTACCAAAATCAAGACACAAAAAAAGCCCCGAACCTTTCGGCTCGGGGCGGTGGGTTATCGCTTTACAAGAGTAAAGGCGGCTTGTCGTGGGAACGTGTGACCATGCTCTGCCATGATGCGGCGTTTGTTGGTGATGTAGTCAATGTCTCGCTGATCCATTGTCTCGCGCATGTAAGGTAGGAAGCGGTTGAATTTATCATCATCCCATTTTGCGATGACGTCGAGAGCGGTTTGGAATATATGTTGCATCACACACTCTCAAATAGACCACGATATTCTAATTGTTCGACAGTACGGCAAACGAAGCCGTCGGTCTCGCGTAGGTCTTTTTCTTCTTTCAGTATAGTCCAAACCACATCGTCGGTTTCGTTTCCTTCGATGTTATTCGCTTCTTCAAATAGAGCGTTAAATTCAACGTCATTCATGTACATGATTACCGCCAATGCACCGCGTAGTTTCGCATATTCATTCGTCATTGTTTTTCTCCATTGTAAAAGGTGGGCGGCTTGCGCCGCCCGATTGATGTTAGCCAATAACCTTGATCAAGGCGTTGAGGTTTTGAACCAAATCATCGAGATCCATCGACGTTTTAAACGTCTCGGCCTTTTGGATCTTTTTGACGCAATCCGCCAAGGCGTCACGTACCATCATTTCTGGTGTACGTGTGCGAGTGTCAGCGCCCGCCTTGCCCGCCGCGATTTCTGCGTCGATTTCCTCTTTGACTTTGAGGGCACGACCAATAGCAGCAACAATCGAATTCGGTTGCTTTGACCAGTATGAGCGATTGCGACCGTCAATGACTTTATCGCCCGCCGCTTTGGCAGTCATGGCGCACAGTTCCGCGACACCTTTTGGAAAGCCGTCCATGATTGCAGCTTTGATAAAATCGAACGACTCTTGCGTCGCGGTTGAACCATCGGATTTTGGGCTAATGCAATCCGTGCTGATAAAACCGAAGCGCTGCATGGTTGCAACCATTGTGTGTTGCAACTTGTCACCAGTCACGCGGTTGCGTGCGTACTTGCTAATGTCTTTAGCAACTTCATCATTGAGGTTTGGGGTATTGTGCTTTGTTACAGTCATGATTGTTCTCCAATATTGTTAGACTGTTAAGGTTAATCAGGAGCGCTCATCGCCGCCTGATAAGATCTTTATACGTGATTTGGCATGGCTTGTCCTATTATCAGGCGCGCGAGGTAGTGAATCACTACCTTTTTGACGCGTGATTGGTTTACCGGCGCAGAGCGTACCAACATAGCAGTATCATTTTGATATAACTGGCATCCCACCTACCCCCCACCCCCCTCCACAGCCGCGCGCGCCGTGCAACTATGTAATACTATTCTGCACAAATATTTTGCGTTTTTACCAAATCTGACTATGTTGCGAACATGGCTATACATATCGAACCCGAAATAGGGGTCGCAAAACGCACCCCACCTAAAATCAAAGATCTCGCAGTTAAAGCGAGCGCCGCTGCAAAAACAGCAGCATTCCTGCATGAGAATGGTTTGGAGATAAAACCCAACCAAGAAGATAGGGACGTGGCTGCTGCACTGGCGATATCTTACGCGGAAGACCCAGACAAAACTTCAAAGGCTGCAACCCCCAAGCGGGTAGCCCACCTCACCCCAGCCACCCTACTGATGACAGATCGCATCTTGAAAGATTTTGGTCATTCCGTAGTGAAATCGGCTACGCAGGTGCGACATCTTGTCACAAACAAGCTGATCGAGGAAACTGAGAACCCAGACCCACGGGTGCGTATCCGTGCGTTAGAACTGTTGGGTAAGATCAGCGATGTAGGATTGTTTGCTGAGAAAACTGAGGTTACAATAACCCACCAGACTACGGATGACCTGAAAGACAGACTGCGGGAAAAGCTGACAAGGCTTATAAACCCAGAACCCCACCCAGAGGTAGAAGACGCTATCATTGTAGAAGGCACTACCATCGACGTGGATAAGGAATTAGGACTAGATGACGACTAGCCCCCATAGCCCTGCATCCGCAGGGGCGAGCCTCGCCGAAATCGCTGCAGGTATGGACTTCTCTCCAGAAGACATACAGCACGTGCTAAAAAATCTGGATAGTTTTGCTCCTGAAGAACTTCAGGAGATAGACAAGATAGTGGAAGAACTTTCCACGAGAAATGCTAATCAGTCTGCGCATGATGACCTGATAGCGTTTTGTAAGCGGATGCAGCCAGATTATAAGGTTGGTAGGCACCACCGCATACTCGCAGACAAGCTGATGGCGCTGGAAGATGGCTCGTCGGACCGTGTGTGCGTCAACATCCCACCCCGTCACGGCAAGTCACAGCTAGTTTCTATATTCTACCCAGCGTGGTTCCTTGGGCGTAACCCCGGTAAAAAGGTTATGATGGTGTCCCACACCACGGACCTCGCGGTTGATTTTGGTAGAAAGGTGCGTAACCTGATAGCTACTGCAGAATACAGGGAAATATTCCCAGAAGTTTCTCTGGCAGTGGACAGTAAGTCGGCTG